CCGATGTCCTCCGCCAGTTCTTGCGCATAGGTGCGGAAATAGTCGTCACGGATTAGCGTCACCGGATACCAGTCCCCGCGCCACTGTTCGTCGCAGCCCGCGCCGTTGAGTTCGTCCAGCAGGGTACGGAGGGCCACAAGCTCGCTTGCGTCTTCGCTTTCGGTGAGCGCGGCTATCGCGTCTTCAATGCCGTCGTTTGTCTCAAGAGCCTCAACGCGCGCGATGATGTCGCGCACGTCGATGATGTCGTCTGTGGTGATGATGTCGGACATTGTGTGAGCCTTTGTGTGTGATTGGTTGGAGTGGCTAACCTAGCAGGATTGCTAGGCGTGTCAAGCGGTCAGAACGTGGGGACGTAGCCGGTGCGCGCGGCCTCGCGGGCCGCCGTTTCGGCGTCCTGGATCGCGTCGGCCCGCGACGGGCGGGTGATGTCCGCCACAAAGCGACCGCGCGCCCATGACGACGGCGACCACGCGGACGCCTCAACCGTGGTGACGACACCCCGGAAGCCGTCGCGCGTCTTGCGAGCGGTCCAGAAAATGCGGGTGGCGGGGAAGGGTGTGCAGTCGATATGCATAGCGGTTCTCCGTGATTGGTTAGGCTAGGCGGCGGGGGATGCGCCCCGCCTCGCCACCTTGCCCGGACAGCCCGGCCCCGGTGCGGGGGTTGTGGACATCGCGAGGGCTTTCTCACCGCCGCGCCACACCGTCTATCTATGGCAAGTGTGCTAGGGTGTCAACAACTATTTTCACCCTTGCGTCGCGCGGCGGTCGCGGCCTTCGCGGTCGCCACGATGAACGCCGCATAGGCGTCGGCGCGCTTGCGGGCCAGGGCGCGCGAGACGCGCGCGGCGGGGATCTCGAAGCCGTCATCAGGCTTGGCGGTTTTGGCCTCGCCTTTGGCCTTGGCGCGCTCCCTCGCGCGGGTGGCGATCGCGGCGCGCGCGGCGCGGATCAGGGCGGCATCGTTTGGCATCGTTTTTCGTCCGTGTGCTGACATTGTCATGGGGAAAAGGGCGTGGATGACAATATGGCGGGATTGTGGCGGAGATCGTTCGCCGTCTGTTCTAAAGTTAGGTTTTCTGGGTAGTCATTTAGGTATGGGTTTTCGGGGTGCGTGACAATCGCGCAAATGCCTGCGCGGCGGCGGTTTGGGGGGCTTTCATTGTCAAATTGTCATTCTCAATCAAGTTCTACTAAACTTCTAATAATAGGGTATGGGGGGGTGTCACGACGGAGCTAAGTCAAGTTTTTTCCCCATGACAATATGACAATATGACTATTTCGGCCCCGAAAAAGCGTCGAAAAACGCCGCGCAAATTGCTTCGCGCGGCGTCTGTTTTTGGGGGTTTGCGCCAGGGTTAGGCGTTACGGATTTTGGCTTTCCAAAAGTCGCGCTCGCCGCGATACAGTTGGCCGACTGGCGATGACGCATCAAAGCGGCGGCAAAGTTCGGCGAGCGTGTCGAGCGCATCCGCCGCGACGGATATCCCGTGCTCGCGGAATGTCGCGCGCCCTTCGCGGATGCCTTCCAGATATTCGGCGGTTACGGTTTGCGCGCTCATTGGCCCGCCTCCGCCGGCTTGGCGCTCAAGCAAGGGTATTTGCGCGGCTTAAGCCCGTCATTGTCAAACAGGACGATCGGCACGCCAGCTCGCTCGCCAACTCCGACGACGCGACCGAAACGGACGCGCCCGTAACTCTCAACCGCCACGCGGTCGCCAACGCTGAATAGGTATGCCATGTGTTTCCCTCTCGTATGGGCGCATCCCGCGCCTGTTTGGTATGTGGACCGCTTAGGGGTGCTCGAACGCGTCCCGCACCCCCTGGCGGCGGTTTTAGGCGTCTATCAGCGCGACAAGGTTAGCAGCTACCGTCGCGGCCTCCGCTGGCGTAGGGCGAAACCGAAACCACTTTTCGTGACGGGCGAAGGAAAGCGCGGCGGTGACCATGAAGCCGCGTCCGTTGATATGGCGAACGGTGGAAACCGTGGCGGGTCCGTAGTGTGTAGCTACTTGCATCGTCATTCCCTCTTAGGCGTTAGTGCCTTGCCCTGTCTTAGATAGCACATTCGCCATAGTGTCAAGCGCCTTGACGCATCACTCCGAAACATTCTAGGCAATGTCATTGCCTAGCCAACAGGTCACAACGTATGCGCCCCTCGCTGCTAGCCTATATGGCACAACGCTAGCAGCTCGCGCTGCTAGGCTAGACGCTGCTACGCTCGCAGACGTAGGATGCTAGGTCGATACCAACGCGCCGGCGCGCGCGAGGGGGGAGGGGGAGGGCCGAGCGAAAGGCAAATGCGTTAGGGACCCCCCACGAACATTTTTTGATTTTTTAAAAATCTGGCTTATCCTCCCGCCATGAGCGACGTAATCCCGTTCCCGACCCGCACACCTACGCAACCAACGACAAACGATATTGTCGGCCCGGCGCTTGGCTCCGACGCATGGGCCTGCAACCATTGTGACGACAAAGACACCCGGTTTATGTTCTACGTCTCACCAAGCGGCATCTGCTGCTGGACCTGCCACCGCGAACAGACCTTCTGATGAGCTTCCTGTCCCTCACCCACGAGCCGCTCACGCTCCAGGCCACCGAGCAGCGGCTGACCGCCGTCTACGAGGCGGCACGCAAAGGTCTTAAGGGCGACCGCATCGCCTACGCCGCAGGCATGAAGCCCTCCGACTTCCGGCGGCTGGCACAGATGGACCCGCTGGTCGAGCTGGCGCAGGAGAAGGGCGCGGCAGACGGCGAGGCGGCGCTGGCCGAAGTGCTCTACGACGCCGCCACCCACGGCAAAGACCCCAAGGTGGCGCTGGACCTGCTCAAGCACCGGCACGACTGGGTCGCCAAGCAGCAACTGGACGTGACCGTGGACGACAAGATCAGCGTCCTCAAGGCGCTGGAGATGGCCAATCAGCGCGTGATAGAGGGAACATATCGTGATATGACTGCGGAAGCCGGGGACGCACCAACGTCGCTTGTTCAGCAACCCTGATGAAAACTCCGAAATACACCGCAGGGGACGAGACATCGCTCATGTCCCGGCTGTGGTCGAAGGAAATCAGGAATAACCCCTACGCATTTGTGCTCCTCGCTTATCCGTGGGGCCAGCCTGGCACGCCGTTGGCGGGCTTTTCTGGCCCACGCAAATGGCAGCGCGAACTTCTCCTGCAACTTGCAAGCCATATCGACCAAAACGACGGCAAAATTGACTACGATATGTTCCGTAAAGTCGTCAGCAGCGGGCGCGGCATCGGCAAATCGGCGTTGGTAAGCTGGCTGGTGTGCTGGATGCTGACCACTCGTATTGGTTCGACGGTCATAGTGTCGGCCAACACAGAAGCGCAGTTGACGACGAAAACATGGAGCGAGATCAGCAAATGGGTGGCGATGGGGCTAAACTCCCATTGGTTTGAAGTTTCAGCCACCCGGATTACGATGGCGAAGTGGCTCACCCAACTGGTCGAGCAGGATCTGAACCGCGACACCCGCCTCTGGGCGGCGCATGCGCAGCTCTGGTCGGCTGAGAACCCCGACGCCTACGCCGGCACGCACAACTACGACGGCGTCATGGTCATCTTCGACGAGGCCAGCGGCATCCCCGACGCGATCTGGTCGGTCACGGACGGCTTCTTCACGGAAAACACGCCGGACCGCTTCTGGTTCGCGTTTTCCAACCCGCGCCGCAACACCGGCTACTTCTATGAAGCCTTCCATGCAAGACGCGCGTTCTGGTCGACCACGATCGTGGACGCACGTACCGTCGAGGGCACCGACCAAAAGGTCTACGAGCGCATCATCGACGAATACGGGGCCGACAGCCCCCAGGCGCACGTCGAGGTCTACGGGGTCTTCCCCAACGAGAGCGACGACCAGTTCATCTCCAGCAGTCTGGTCGACGACGCCATGGAGCGCACGCCACAGAAGGATCCGACGGCACCTATCATCATCGGTGTGGACCCGGCGCGGTTCGGGTCGGACGCCACCGTCATCGCCGTGCGCAAGGGACGCGACATCCTGAGCATCAAGCGGCACCGGGGCGCGGACACCATGGAGGTGGTGGGCCGGGTCATCGAGGCGATCGAGGAGCACAACCCCGCGCTGGTGGTGGTCGACGAGGGCGGCGTGGGCGGCGGCGTGGTCGACCGGCTCAAGGAGCAACGCTACAAGCAGGTGCGGGGCGTCAACTTTGGGCAACGCTCCCGGCAGCCGCTGATGTGGGGGAACAAGCGGGCCGAGATGTGGGGCGCAATGCGCGACTGGCTCAAGACGGCCAGCATCCCTGCCGATCGGCTGCTCAAGAGCGACCTGATCTCGCCGCTGGTGAAGCCGGACAGCCGGGGGACGATGTTCCTGGAGAGCAAGAAGGACATGCGCGCGCGAGGGCTGCAAAGCCCCGACGCCGCCGACGCGATCTGTGTTACCTTCGCCTTCCCCGTGGCGTCCACCGCGCGTGTCGACAAAACGCCGCAAAGGCACTACGCTCCGACGCAATCCTCATGGATGTCGAGTTAATGGCCAAGGCACCCGTAGAACTGTATGATGTCGGCGTCCCTTGCAAAAAGGGCCACGTCTGCGGTCGCTACGCCGTGAGCAAGAAGTGCGTCACCTGCGCAACCGAGGCCGCACTGGCGTGGAACGAGGCGAACAAAGCCAAGCACCGGGCCAATGTGCGGGCCTATTACGCACGAAACCCAGAGAAAGTTCGCGCCGGCGTTGCGGCTTGGCGCAAAACCAACCCCGACAAGGTCAAGGCCCTGAACGATAGCTGGCAGGCCGCGAACCCCGAGAAATACCTGAGCATTTCCCGCGCATGGAAACTGCGCAACCCAGCGCATAGACGTGCCAAGGCTGCCGAACGCCGCGCCATAAAGCTCCAGCGGACGCCTGCGTGGCTGACGGACGCACATTTGTCTGCTATCAAAGCGATCTACGCAGAAGCGACTGAAAAGACCGTTGCTACCGGCGTGTGTTGGCACGTCGACCATATTGTGCCGCTTTTAGGCGAAAACGTCTCGGGACTGCACGTTCCGTGGAACCTGCAAGTTATTACCGGGAGCGAAAACATGCGCAAAGGCAACCGGCACAATGGCTGACCGCAAAGACGCAAAACACGACATGCTGTCCATTATGCGGTCTCGCATGAATGTTGCTGTTGCAGCCTATGGGGATAGCCGAGCGGCAGAACTGGACGACCTGCGGTTCATGGCCGGGTCATCTGACAATTCCTATCAGTGGCCAAGTGACGTCCTCTCATCCAGAGGTTCAAGTCAGGGCATGTCGATCAACTCGCGTCCGTGCCTGACGATCAACAAGCTGCCGCAGCACGTCAGACAGGTCACCAACGACCAGCGCCAGAACCGGCCCACCGGCAAGGTCATCCCGTCGGACGACAACGCCGACATCGAGGTGGCCGAGATTTTCAACGGCATGGTGCGCCACATCGAGTATGCGTCGGACGCTGATGTCGCCTATGACACAGCCTGTGACAATCAGGTCACATACGGCGAGGGCTACATCCGGCTGCTGACCGAGTATTGCGACGACAACACCTTCGATCAGGACATCCGCATCGGGCGCATCCGCAACTCGTTCAGCGTCTACATGGACCCGATGATCCAGGACCCCACGGGCGCGGACGCCCAGTGGTGCTTTATCACGCAGGACGTTACGAAGGACGAGTACGAGCGCCAGTTTCCGGACGCCTCGGTGCGGTCGATCCAGGAGCAGGGCGTCGGCGACCCGAGCCTAAGCCAGTGGCTCAGTCAGGACACGGTGCGCATCGCCGAGTATTTCTACGTCAAGCACGAGCCGGGCACGCTCAACCTCTACCCTGACGGCCTGACGGCCATGGACGGCAGCCGCGAGGACAAGGTCGCCCGGCTGCTGTTCGGCAAGCCGACGCGCACCCGCACGGTCGACCGCAAGACGATCAAGTGGATCAAGACCAACGGGTTCGAGGTGCTGCAAGAGCAGGACTGGCCGGGCAAGTGGATCCCTGTGATCCGCGTCGTCGGCAACGAGTTCGAGATCGACGGCGAACTGCACATCTCCGGCCTTATCCGCAACGCCAAGGACGCGCAGCGGATGTATAACTACTGGACCAGCCAGGAAGCCGAGATGCTGGCGCTGGCCCCCAAGGCCCCGTTTATCGGCTACGGCGGGCAGTTTGAGGGCTATGAGAGCCAGTGGAAGACGGCGAACGTCAACAACTGGCCGTATCTGGAGGTCAACGCCGACGCGACCGACGCGCTCGGCAACCCGCTGCCGTTGCCGCAGCGCGCGCCACCTCCGCTGGCGCAGACAGGGCTTATTCAGGCCAAGATGGGGGCGTCGGACGACATCAAGTCGACCACGGGGCAATACGACAGCAGCCTGGGGGCCACGTCCAACGAGCGGTCGGGCAAGGCTATCCTCGCGCGTGAGAAGCAGGGCGACACCGGCACCTACCACTACATCGACAACCTCGCCCGCGCGATCCGGCACGTCACACGGCAGTGCATCGACCTGATCCCCAAGATCTACGACACGGCGCGCATCGCGCGCATCATCGGCATGGACGGCGAGGTCAGCATGGCCCGCATCGACCCGATGCAGCCCGAGCCGGTGCGCAAACTTGAGGACGAGCAAGGCAACGTCATCGAGAAAATCTACAACCCGAGCATCGGCAAGTATGACGTCGTGGCCGTGACCGGGCCTGCCTACGCCACCAAGCGGCAGGAAGCTGCCGAGAGCATGAGCCAGGTGCTGCAAGGCAACCCGGCGCTGTGGCAGGTGGCCGGCGACCTGTTCGTCAAGAACATGGACTGGCCGGGAGCGCAGGAGATGTCCGAGCGGCTGCGCAAGACGATTGACCCGAAGATCCTGGCCGACGACGACAAGTCGCCCGAGCTGCAAGCTGCCGAGAAGCAGATCGAGGAGATGGGCGGGATGCTCCAGCAGATGCAGGGGGCGCTCAAGAACGTCGAGCAGTCGATCGAGGCGCAGGAGATGCGCACCAAGCAGTTCGAAGCGCAGGTCAAGGCGTACGACGCCGAAACCAAGCGTATCGGTATCATGCAGGCAGGCATGACACCGGAGCAAATACAAGATACCATAGACGGCACGATCGACGCCGCCATGCAAACGGGCGACCTCGCCCCGCAGACCCTGACACCCGCCATGGGACAAGGATAGACGATGGAACTGCTCAATCCGCTGCCGTCTTCGGCGTTTGGTGCTCAAAGCGTGGCCTATACGGGCACGGCTGGCTCTGTCACGGGCTGGCCCGCAGGCCCGCAGGGCGTGCTCGTGTGGTGCTCGTCTGACGCCTACATCCTCGTCGGCGAGGGCGTGACGGCCACGACGGAAGGCACACCCATCCCGGCGTTCACGCCGATACCGTTCACGGTCCCGCTGGGCACCAGCGCGTCCTGGCGTGTCAGTGCGATCCAGATCTCTGCCGGCGGCACCCTCTACGCCAAGCCGATCAACTCGCGATGAGCTTCGGCATCCCCCTGCGGAGCGGCGTGTTTGTCGGGGCAGCCTCTGTGGTTGCCCTGTCGACATTTGGCCGCACGTTGGTCAACGATTTCCGCGTGGCCATGCCCGCAGGCTCGACCTACACCCGCACGGGATCGGCAACCGGGCTGACAAGCGCCGGAGCCATTACGACGTTCGCGGCTGACGCGCCGCAGCGGACGGATCGGGGCCTCGCGCTTGAGCCGGAGCGGACCAACTCAATCCTGAACAGCGGCGACGCGACGCTGTTTGCGGGGACCAACGGCTGCTCGATGGTCAAGTTGACCCAGACGCTTCCGCCGTTCGAGCGGGTTAGCCTGGCGTCGGCCAACAGCGCCAACAACCGCATCCGCGCGGCTGCGATCCCGCTGACGAACAACGCTGTCTACACGGTCAGCTACATCTATGAACTGGACACCAGTGGGTTGCTGGCCTTGTTCGCGGACGGCACCGTGTCTGCCGCCGCCCGCCGGGACGTCAACGGGACGTGGGCGTACACGGCGGGAACCAACGGCACGTTCAGCGGGGCGGTGGATACGGTTCTGGTCGGCTCAATCCGGCGCGTCGTCCTGACGTTTACCGCTGCCGCGTTGGTGGTGGGCAACGTGCAGTTTGGTGCTGGCCCGAATACCGACACGGGCGGGCTGACGAGCATCCAGCATTTCATGCAGCATGAACTGGGGGCGTTTGCCACGTCGCCGGTTGTGTCGGTCGGGACGGCTCTCACGCGCGGCCTTCCTGTGTTCACCGAGCCTGTCCCCGCTGGACGGACAAAGGCGCTGCTAACCTATGCTGACGCCAGCACGACGCTTGTGTCGGGCCTGACGCCTGGAGGGACGTTCGACGTCACCACGGCAGTCCTCGGGGCGAACAAAGGACGTTTTGGATCCAGCGAGCTGGTGACGCGGGTATGGTACCCCTGACGCAGGTTTTTAAGGTACGGGCATGACACAAGGTAAAACAACTCCCGAACTGGACCCGCTTGTCGCACCGCTGGTGGACAGCGACGTGCTGGTTGCTTACCGCGCGCCAGGCCCCCTTAAGCGCACGACGGCAGGAACCGTATTAGCTTACGTTCAAGCAATATTCGCAGCCTCGGGCGGTTCGGCGCTGCTCGGTTTTCTGCAAGCAGGCACGGGCGCGACCACAGTCACGGCGCAAGCCAAGCTGCGGCAGGCTCCAGTCCAACCTAACTCGGGCGAGTTTGGCGCGTTCACCAACGCCACGGTGACGACGGCTACGCTGCTCAAGGCATTCACCGCTGCTATGGCTGACGGGCGAGCGGTGGAGCTTTCGGGAAACTACACAATTAACGGGACGATTACGCCAGAAACCGCTATTGATGGCAGCGAATTACACATTATTTTGCGGGACGATGTGACGATCACGGTTGACGCGGCCTCTACCGCCTTCAACCGGGTGTTTTACGCCGAAACCACGACCGCTAAGAGCCACAGCATTACCGGAGGCGGAACGCTTACGATCAACTGCAATGACAAGGCAGCGGCGGGTATTTGGCTACGCCACAACGAAGCGGCGACTGGCGGGACGGTCGTTATAAACGCCCCAGTTCACATCAAGAATGTTTACGCAGTGACGGCCTATTCGGTCGCGTCTGGCATCTTCCTCGTCGGTCGTTTTGAGCGCGTGGTGATGCGTTCTCCGACTGTCGAAGATGTGTCGCGTCAGCTCGCGGGCGGTGAAAGCAGCGGGATCAGTATCTCGGGGTTTGATGGCGAAGTTGAGCTTTACACGCCGGTCGTGCGTCGTATCAAGATCGGCGGCGGCACGACGGACGCTGACGGCATCAAATGCTTTGGTCGTGGTGCGGGATTTACCAAGCGCGAGGGTTCCGTTCGCGTTTATGACGCAGTATTTGAGGACTGCCAGGGGCGGTCGTACAAAGACCAGTGCGGAGATACCGTTCTTTACCGCCCCTTTGTCCGGCGGCGGGCCATAGACGGAAACTCATCCACGGTTGCCATATCTGACTCCGTTGAGTTCGATTTTCAGCGCGGGGGCGGTCTGGTTCTCAATCCCCACGCTGAATATTACAAGAGCGCCACGGCGGTTTCTCCGCTCGGTGCGTCGCACTCCGTGGCCGCGTTTCAACAACTAGCTACTGATGCTGAAATGTACGGGGCAATCCGTAACGGTACGATCATTTCGGATGTGGACATTGTGCGCTACGTCCTGTCGGCGCAGACGGGCGGCGCAGCCTCAACAACAGAGGTTGACGGTCTGACGCTCATTCCCCGGAGCGGCTTCACCACAACGATGATCGGGCGCGGGGTGCTAGAGTTCGACGCCTCGCAAGTGGCTGGGAAATCCGCAGAGACGATCCTGTCGGTCAAGAACGTGTCCGGCCCGATCACCTTCCCTTGCATCGCCTATACCGGCTACACGGCGGGTACGAACCTAACCGCAAAACTGACGGTCAAGGTCGATAAATGCTCAACCTCTCTGGCCATTGCGGGCAACCAGACGCGGGCTATTTCAAACATTGCCGGCGATGAAATCCTGTCGTTTAAGGCGTTCGAGATCGGGGACAATCCCGGCTTCCGAATGTATTATAGCGGATGGGTTTTCAGCGTCCGCAGCCTTCGCGCGGGAACAAAGCTGGTTCTTGACTTGACCTCGGGCACGGTCACCAACGCGCCGCCGTGGGGTTCGTCTGGAGTCGGCTATATCGAGTGCATGGGTATTAGCCTGATTGGTTCGCTGACGCAGGACACCATTTGCCGGGCCTATCTAAACAACGCGTCAACTGCCGGGTCTGCATGGGTTACGCAGACCGGCGGCGCAACGTGGGGCGTGTTGAACTGATGACCCTCGAACCTGGCCACCTCATTACCCTCGGCCTCGCTGGTGTGGCCGTCATCATCTGGCTGGTGCGGCTTGAAGGCCGCGTCAACGGTAAGGCCACGACCGATCAGGTTGCTGCTGTGTCAGCGCAAATCGGCACGACCGCCGCCGTTGTCGCCACGTTGCAGGCCAAGGACGCCTCCCATGACAATACGCGCGACGAGGTCATTCGGCTGCAAGAGCAAATCAAGCACCTGACAGACCTGATCGAGCGCCTGCTGCCGGTCCCGCCGCGCAGAAAGCCTGCCGCATGACAAACGCAGATGATCCCCTGCCTGAGCCTTCGTTTCACTGGCGACGGTGGGTGACGATCGGCTATGTGTCTGTCACCTTGGCCCTTCTTGCGGGCATCGTCTGGAAGCTGTCAGACGGTGGCCCGCTGCGAGACATCGCGCTGGCCTTGATCGGCTCGCAGGCGTTCTTTGCCCTACTCTACATGGGTGGCGCGTCGGCTGCTGATCTTGCCCGCATCATCGCAAGTTGGAAAAAGCCATGACCTACGCCCTCGGCGCAAAATCCCTTGAACGCCTCCAAGGTGTCCACCCCAAGCTGGTCGACGTGGTCAAGATGGCCATTGAACTGACCAAACAGGACTTCATGGTTCTTGAAGGCGTCCGCACGCCGGCGCGACAGGCCGAGCTGTATGCTCAAGGCCGCACAAAGCCAGGGCAAAAGGTGACGTGGACGCTCAAGTCCAACCACTTCATCAACCCCAAGACCGGCTACGGCCACGCCGTCGACCTAGTGCCGTTCCCAGTCGACTGGTCGCACAAGAAGCTGGACGTGGTCGCCAAAGCCATGTTCGCCGCTGCCGACACCCTCGGCGTCGAGATCCGATGGGGTGCCGACTGGGACCGCGACGGCAAGCCGCGCGAGAAGGGCGAGAGCGACAGCCCGCACTTTGAGTTGGTGCTATGAAGACGCTGACGCTGCGCGCGTGGATTGCCCTCGGCGTCATCGTGCTCGTCGTCTTGCTGACGGTGTCGTGGTGCGCCGACCGCGCCCGGCTCAAGACAATGCGCGGCGAGGCCACCGTCGCCGCAGCGGTCGGCGAGGCGCTGGACACCGTGGCTGAACAGACGCCGGTCATCCGGCAGGAACAAGCGGAGAAGCAACGTGAAGTCGAGAAAATCGAGGGTGCTGACCAGCGTCTGCCTGCTGGTTTCGGCGCTAGTCTTGAACGCGTGCGGCGCGGCAACGGTTCGGGTGACGATCCCCGATAGCCTCAAGGCCCCCTGCGTGTCGACGGTCGACGTGTCGGGTGCCCAGACGGTGGGTGATTTGGGCAACGCCATTATCCAGGGAGACGCCGACCTGCGGGTCTGTTCCGTCCGCAAGGATGCCGTCGTCGCCATTGCAGAAAGTCAAAACCGGCGCTGGTGGCAGGTGTTCTAAACCTTGTTGCCTAAAAGCCGCGACAGTAGTAGCTTATGTGTCACTCTACCGGCGGAGCGCACCGGGGGTTCTCAGAGAGCCAACATGACCGACGAAAGCCCAGCGGGGGTTGAAGCCGCGCCGGAACTGGAGGCCACGGCCCCTCCTGTTGCCGAAGTCCAAACGCCGGAAGACGTTGCGCCCAAGACCTTCAGCCAGGAAGAACTGGATGCGGTCGTCAGCAAGCGTCTCGCACGAGAGCAGCGTAAATGGGAACGAGAGCAACAGCGCCAAGCGCCACCGCCCGTCGTCCTTCCGCCGGCTGACCAGTTCGAGAGCACCGAGGCATACGCCGAGGCGCTGGCAGAGCAAAAGGCAGTTGCCTTGGTCGAGCAGAGGGAGCGGCAGCGACAGCAGGACGCAGTTGTTGAAGCCTATTTCGACCGCGAGGAGCAGGCCCTAGGCAAGTATGACGACTTTAAACAAGTCGCATACAACT